CCATATTTGAATGCCTCGATGCGCGCGCATGCTTCGGCATACCGGCCGGAATTGATCAGATCGATCAGATTGGGTGGTTTGCCGGGTGCGGCCTTGCGGCAGAACGTGGGAACGCCGACACTGTACGCCAGCCGCACGTAGGCTTCGTACTCGTACTGGTATAGCGGCACTGTAACGCAACGCCTGACCCCGGCGGCATAGACGCCCTCAACCTCGTCCAGAAGCCGCACAAGCGAGCGTGTAGGCGTAGTCTTGTCTCCCATATGAACATCTTTGGTGGATCCGAATCCGATGGTTGGCACGTCGCCGGGAACCGGGATATAGGCTTCTTCCCGGTAGCCCTCATGCACCGCGATTCCTACTAACGTCGAGGCTGCCAACACCATCGTGGCAACAGAGGTACGAATCTGATTCGGGTTGAGCTTGATCATTACCAGCCTGCTGGGCCGGGAGTTATCCAACCATCTGAACCGGGAATGACATCGTCGCAAATTGAGACGAACTGAATCCATGTACCAGGACTTGGACTTTTCATTTTGACAATCCTTGATCTATTAATCTCGCAGGAGCCACCAGTGCAGCGAACAGCACGCTCAACGCGCCGATCACTGTGCCGATAGCCGACCAAACCTCAGGGGACAGGCCAAACAGACCGGCTGGCAGAAGAGCCAACGATTGCTGAATCAGAGCCAGCAAGGCTGAACCAGCCCCAAGCCTTACGCTCCATGCTTCCTTCAAAACGTCCTTCCAGTTCCAAACGAGATTCACATTGAGCTCCAATAAGGGCCAGCCTCGACAAAGAAGTAATACTCGACAGCGAACAGTGCAAATATCAAAAACATCAACCCGCGGATTACCGGATCGTCCCAATCATCCATTTCCCATCTCCCGTAAAATATGACGTTGCGTTTTTACAGGAGCAACAACACCGGTTCATGGCTTTTCTCCATACTGCAATTCGATGGCAAGCTGCGCGAAATGAATAATCTTGCGCAAATCTGCTGCACCGCCTTTATCCTTATGCCTCGTGACGTATTTCACGATGCTGCCCTGAAAGAAATCCAGATTATTGGCGTGAATATAAATAATTGGTTGTATTGATAATTTTGAGTAATGATCTCCGCCAACCTGGGCATCCAAAGATGATTCAGCGCTCATATCCGAAACTCACCACAGCAGTAATCCAGAATGCCCCGATCCAATATGCGGCATCGGACCAGCTGCCATGAATCGCCCAGCGGACCACGTTCAACGCATACAGAATCAGGATCACGTAGTTGAAAATCTTGGGGTCAAGTAACAAGCTCATACCGTGAACGTCTCTCCCCTGAAGAAACACAGCCCATCGTCTTCGTTCACCACTTCGCAAAGTTCAGGTGGCATCAGTTTCCCCTTGTGAAAAGTCAGCACAGCGAAGCCGGAACGATGATTCGCCGGCGCGTCCTCTGCGTATGTGAATTGCGGTCCGATCGGATCAGCCAGCGTTCCTGTATCTACCGCATACCGGGTGCCGTTGTAATCGGTATAGGGCCGAACTTGCAGCGCATGAAGATGCCCGGTGATAATCGACGTTCCCGACTTCAGAACGTTGTTATAGGTGGCATGAACCCCGTTGTGATAACGGTGCTTGATCATCGTGCGGCCATTGATCATCATGCTCCAGCCGAATTTCCACGTAGGAAAATGATCCTTAAGATCAGTCCCATGAACACCCTCGTACGTCGGAACCTCGGCTGAGAGGCGGGTATTAAAGCGGATGTCGTGGTTACCCCAGTTCCAGAACAGCGACTTGCCGCCCATCGCGTCATGAATTTCATACATCCTGTCCTGGCAGGCAGATAACTCTTCCTTCACACTCGGAGGTTTCTCCCATCCGATGCGCGGGTGGCGTCCTGCGGTTGGCCCGTCAAATGCGTCTCCGTTGCAGACATACATTTGGGGCTTCAAATCTTTTATAACTTTGATGGCAGCTCGATGAGCGGTGGATATGACTCCTGGCCAGTAGTGTTTGTCAGAGCCAACGATCACGACACCGTTTTCAAGATCAACCCGTGTCCGTATCCCGTTATCAGGGATCGTCACTTTCATGTCCGGGCTGTTTGGCGCAGTACAAACCAATCTAATGCCACGCCTTCCCTCTATCGCCCTGCGGCGCCCCAAAACGTTTCTTACAGAAATTCCAAGGGCGCTTGCTACAACCTGAGGAGATGAGCTGCGCCGCCACAAAGAGATGAATTCTTCCTCAGAACAAGATGCCGCTGCCATTACTCCACCGGCCCGGTTGTGTGAAGCCTGAGCCAATAGTTGTATCCGCTGATGCCAACCACCGCGATCAGCAGCGCGATACATACCCAATCAGTGCGCATGTACCCGAATACGTCTCCCAGGCTCATGAGTCCCGAGGCCGCAGCCGCAGCGTATCCCGTCCACTTGTTGAATCTCAGCGTCCTACTCTTCTTCCTCGATTTTTTGCAAACCACTTCGTTTTGCTGCTCGCTCAATTCGTTCATAATCCTCCCGGCATTCCGGATTGCAGAAAGCGCCACGTGACGCGTCACCGCAATTCAGGCAGTGGCCGTTGTATTTAGGGGCCGGCTTTCTCACGTTGATAGCCATCTCGCGCGCCCGCATCTCGCGCTCAGCGGCACGATCAAGATCATCCATGTTCGTCCAGGCACTCCAACTTCGCTCGAACATCGCTTTCATGATCACCAGTCGCTATACCGGCGCAAGGATGAGTAGCAATAGCGGGTGGCGCCGGAGTGATCTTGGGAGCCTGCGGTTTATGTTCCTTCGGCTTCGATGTTTCCCGCGGCGCAGTAACATCAATCGTTGGCGAAACGGGAATCGGTTTCTGCTCGCTCGGTGGAACGGTACAAGCCGCCAGAATGGTGGCGGCGATTAAAAGTGCATATCGCATCATCTGCCTCCTCTCGGCCAATGCTGGATAATCCGATCCAGCTTTTCGTTGAACTCCCTCATCGTTTCGCGCTGCTCGGCCCGGGTCGCCTTGATTTCATCGCTCAGGCGCTCATTGGTGCGCTCCTGGTACAGCTCTCCCCTCTTCAGAGTGGCGATGTCGTTCTGCACCGCGTTGTATGTAGCCACGCCTGAGGCTGCAAGTCCGGCGATTGCGATGATCCCGCCGAAAGACAGCGTGTAGGTGGATGGCCCCCTGCGCCGCTTTTCTTCAGCACTCCCTTCGTTACAAGTCATCGTCGGCTTACCTCACGACCACAACAAATCCACCCACTAGCAGCAAAGTGACCGCGATTGCGCCGACAATCACCAACGCTGTCCACTTCGATGCCTTCAGCTTGTCCAGCAGGCCGTCGGCTTCAGCATCGGCAGCAGCATTTAGTTGAACAGCTTTTTCTTTCCACTTCGGGGTAGGCAGCGACATTTGAAACCTCCAATAAAAAAGCCGCTCAAGGCGGCCTGTAATGTTTATAGTACTATGATTTCAAAGAAACTTTATTGCGTAGTAGACTGCCTCGAATATCAGGCAGGACAGCAACCAGAAAGCCAGGTCGAGCTTTCCCACTCCTTGCCACTGGTGCTGCTCGAGTTCTCGCTCTACCGCGACTATCATGACGAATATAGGCGCTGCCCAAGCCGGAATAGGCCAAATGAAAGCAGCCATCAGGCACGCACCATAGAACATGTGCAGGGATTGATCGCGCACTTCACTGAGCGTGGGTTTATTCATACATCACCATTGAATCGCATCCAATGCAGCCCGACTCGGATTCGCGCCCAGGGCATTGATCTGATCCCGCAGGAGTTGGCGTTTTCCGGTCAGCGCGCCGTGCAGCGGTGCCAGGGCGTCGGCATTGGCAATGATCAGGGAGGCGAGCGCCGCAGGGGCAATGCCGCGCGCTTGCGCCGCGCTGTTGATCCATGGAGTATCTTTTGTCCCGAATGCCCTTGCTTCATCTTCCTGCTTGGGCCAGGACGCGATCTCGTCTTCCGGATACCCGGCTGTCAGCGCCTTAACTGCCGCCTCATATGCGGTATTGATTCGCGAATGAGCATCTGCAATCAGATCCTCAGCGGTTGGTACCGGCATCTGGAAAGCGATCGGCACATACGTTGCAGGGATCAAATAATCCTGAGAACCATCATCCTCGTAGCCATATATCTGGCCGTCATCACCTCGGTAATATTTCATCTCAGTTCATACCATTTGGTTGATACGCCCGCATTACCAAAATCGATGCGGTAGGTTGCTCCAGGCGGCACGAGGAAATAGGCGAATGCGCTATATCCAGGACCGTTGGAATAAAGTGAATTACTGACAATCAGCACGCCGTTCACGAATCCGTTCGCTAACTGGTTGGTTATCCCTCCAGTTGTACTCCAGGCGGTTATAGCGATCGTTCTGCCAGTGGAGTTCGTATAAGTCACACCAGACGCGCGGCTTGCCGTCATGTCCTGATAGGATTGCCCCATACCGATGACACACGCACCAAGGTTGTCTGGGGTAACGCACCGCGTCGCGTCAGCGCCAGCTTGTGCCTCAGCATCGGTCGCGAGTTCGACAGCGCCTGATGCAGCAGTTGTGGCCGCTTGCTTGATTGCGTTGTATGCGTTTGCCGCCGTAGTCTGCCCTGTACCACCGCTTGCTATGGGCAGAGGAAGGGAAAGTCCCAAGGTAGCTCTCGCCGTGGCTGCATCGGGATCGTTCAGCAGGGTCAAGATAAAGCTGCTTACTAGCGATGCGTCCAAAGCACCCAGCGTTGCCCTTGCAGTAGCCGCGTCCGCATCATTGAGCAATGTCCTGATAAAAGCCGAGATGTCGGCCAGCGCCGCGGTACCGCTCCCGGTGAAGTACGGCAGCTTATCGGCCGCTGAAACCAGCGCCCCCAAAGCGATCAGGTTGGCATTCGAGAGCGATTCCTGAAGCGCGACGTTGCAAAGACCAGCGACAAAATAATCTCCCGAATTCCAACTGCGCGCTGTCGTTCCGTCGAGGCCCCGGCCGCCCACCGCTATCGTCATCGTATCGGTAGACCGCGCTTCGACCTTCACGACCTCACGATTGCCAGATGCATCCTTGAAGATCCCGTAGAAATAGTCTCCCAATGCCAGGGCGGGAAAGAGCAGCCCGGAGCCCGCCTGTACGGTGAACGACAGACCGGTTGTTCCGGATGGCGCTGAAGCTACCTGCGCTTTGCCAAAATTACTGAATTTGAGTCCCATGGTTTATCTCATAAAAAAAGCCGCTTAATGCGGCTTATGACTCACTATTTATCGAGTTCTTACCAAAAACCACCGCCGCTATTTTCGAACGCAATCACCCCTAATCTTATTTCTCCGGCCGCGATGTTTGTTCCGTCTAACATTCTTAATTCAATCACTGCATTTACGGCTGTAGTGCTGGCGTTGTTATAGTCGTATTGCCCAATAATCGGTACCCCTGAGATAGATTGACTCATAACACTGACAGCCCCTGGCTTCACCCAAAAATGTCCTGTAGGGAGTATGATATTTATCGTTTCCGTAGCCGCACCACCAGTCAGAGTTCGCGTTAAAGTGGCGGTATAAATCTTCGGGTCCGCGCTGCAATCAGCAGACTGGTTGAGCACGCGAAGCGCGCAGTCTTGGTAGCTATTTGGGGCAACATGCACCCGATGAGCGTTCACTCCTAACCATACTGCACGTGACCCGAAGGCATGGAAGTCATTGCTCGCTATCAGCCCACCTCTGAAATTAACTGTGCCGGATGTTGCCGTGCAGAGGATAGCCGTCTCATCATCGGCCAGATTGGCTCCTTTAAATACGTTCCCCGTGAGAGAGAACCTGCCCGCCGCTCCGTTGATCTCAATCCCGCGATAACTAGCGGTTGTGGTGTCTCCACGATAAAACAATACGTTCGCCACTATAAAATCGAATAGATTATTTACATATATCCCCTTCTGGGTCGTGTTGATATGCCCGCCTGTGACATGCAACCCTGATTCCGTGCTGGTCGTATCAAATTGCACGCCGTGAACAGATCCCACTATGGTGGGCTGAGTGAGATATACCCCTTCAACATAATCCCCAACACTAATAGCGGTGTCGCCGTAATAAAACTCTGGATGACTGAAGTTAACAACAACCGGGCTATTTACCTGTGCGTTGCCAAAAATCCTAACACCAATGGATGTGGTATTTGCAGGTCCGCCAATAATGAAACGAGGATTCTCGAACCATGTATATCCGCAATCCTCAAGAACCACGGCCCTGCTCCAGAACTGAGACATCATTGAATAACCGCGAAACTCAACATTGTCGAAAAGAACCTTTGCTCCCGGCCTCCCCTGTACACTAGATCCGATTACATGCACGCCATCGCCGACTGACGCGTTCGTTGTCGTAAAGGTCATGTCTTTAAACGTGACGCCGTTAGAGCCTCCCGCATTGAATAACCAGTAATTACCGGGAATTCTTATAGTCAGACCGTTTTCACCTGTGTCCAGACGGATGATAGAAACATCGTTCCCATCACCAAAAATTGAAAGCGAACCGTCACCAGTTAGGGTCACCGAGATTGGTGATGTAACGTTCCATATCTTTGAGCCAACATATACAGCACACTTGTTTGTTGCAGCATAGTTCAAGACCGCCTGCACCGCTGAAGTGTGATCTGTGCTTACCCCGTCCCAGAAATCTGTAATACTTACATACTCGTTCAATTTGTTTCCGATAGCCCGCTCAACTCCACTCGAAGCTATATACGTGCCAACCCCGCTATACCACTCCGCGTCTTTAAGGGAGACCAGGTACTCCTCTTCCTTCTGGTCTTCAAGATCGAGAATAGTGCCCTCGCCATACCGGTAACCGGCGACAGTCTTGGGATTGAGTAAGCGGATCACGGTTATCCGCGCCTCATAATTGTGGTTTGCATTGGTGCGCGCGTGTAGTTCCTGGACTGACGCATGCCCGCCGCGCCGGTCTGAATGGTGAATTGCTGCTGGTGGTAGGTTGCAAGTTGAGCGTTCGAATATGGTTTCTTGGGAGAAAACATCAGTCGTCCAAGCGCACCGTGCACGATTGCGTCTCGATACTCATTGAATATGTCATCATCGATACCAGTTGCCGCGAGAGAGGGCTTCAGCGCTACCTCAAGCTTCAGCGTGCCGGCCACGTCAGGCGTAGGCACAACCGTCAGCGCTGTAGCGCCGCCCAGCACATACTCAGGAGTTCCAGTCTGGTTACGCCAGTTGTAGATCTGGATCCCGGATTCGCCGGTATGGCAATCAATCTCGTTGCCCCCGAACTCGGCGTAGGTGATTGCGTGCACCACGGCCTGCGCCGGAGGAACGAAATTGTACGAGGCGGTGCCGGACGTCACTGCGATGTCAGGATGCGAGTATTTCCAGGCCAGAGACTGGGAACAGAAATCAATTGCCGCTTGCCGGAGCGCGACGTCAACCGCCGCGAATGGGCATCCAGGAAGGTCGCTGACAACGAAATCGTAGAAATCGCTCCACAGGCTCACGGCTGCGCCTCGCTACCGAATAGTTGAGCGAATGCCAGGGATCGGCCGGAATTCATCTTTTCGTCATCGATCGTCTCGGCCCTGAACGTGCAGTAATCCGCTACCGTCTGGACATACCCTGCGGAGAGCGGAAACGGATCTGTGAGCGCGTTTTGCCCGGTAGGCAGAGTTTGATATTGGCCAATGAATAAATCGGGCCTGCGCTTTACGAGCGCCATCATGCCGTGGTTGCAGAACGCCAGCAGGGTTGCATCGGTGACGCGCACCTTGTCCTCGTCATTCAGCGGAATGCGCGCAAGGTCCACTACGCTCTGGTAGGCGAAAGCCATTATTTGCCTTCTTGATCCATCTCATACCGGCCGAACATGGCGATAACCTTGTGCCGGATAGTGTCCTCGCTCTGGCGCTTGTCGAGGCGCTCGTTGTATTTGGTTTCGGCCCATTCGACCAAGGCCTTTTTGTCCATTGCGTGAAAATCCACGACAGGCAGCGGCTCTTCGGTAGGCTTCTCCTCCGGCGCCAAGTCGACTGGGTCATCGTCCAGGGCTTCCTCATCCATCTTTACCCACGTATCCGAGTAATGCAGCAGCCTTTCAGCGACTCCAGAGGTCACGTTGCGCACTTGGCCAGGAGACCACTGCAGGCCCACGCCCCGGATGCTGTCCAACTTGTCGCATTTACCGATGTATTGCACTTGCGGCATATCTTGCTCCATAAAAAAGGGCGATCCGAAGACCGCCCAAACACACCACCGCTTCAGGAGATATTACTTGACGCCTTCTGCCTGCCCCTTGGCGATTGCCGTCACCTTGCCGGAAGCAAAAGTGGTTGCGGCAACAGTCATGGTGACTGTGACGAAAACATCCTTTTCAAACTTGATGGGCTGGAAAGCGCACACCTTGCGGCCCGCCGCGGTCATGAAGGTAGACGTGGCGCTGAAGTAGTCATCCACCGCTGTGGGACCATCGGCATTGACCGGCGCGTAGCCGATCTTGCCCGAAAGTGCCGAACCGGTATCCAGATCATCATTGACGATGTCCAGGTCCGTAACCAGCATGCCAGCCGGGATGATTACAGGACGGTATACATCGCCGTTTGCGCCAGCAGTCGGGGTTACGGTACCGAAGACCACCACCCCATTGCCATAGCCGCCCATGAAGCGCGCCTTGGAAGTCAAATCAGGTGCATTGAAAGTTGCCATTGGAAAAACTCCTCAGAATTAAAGGACTAGCGGGACTATGCCAGCTCCCGCTCACGTCATGATTGATTACAGCACAACCGCGGAATCGACTGCGATCACGCCGAAGTCGGTCGGGACCTTAGTACCGGTGCCGTCATCGACGGAGAAGCGCACCTTGGAATGGCCGCATACCTTCTCGCCCATGACTTCCAGGTTGCTCTCGAAGTTGTACCAGTGCTCCTTCCATCCGAACTGGATACCGCTGGTCTTGGTCTTGCCATATGCAATACCCAGGGCCTGCGCGCCGAGCAGAAGCCCGCGCTCGACCGCATAACCCGCTCCCAGTGAACCGTTGACGGTCTGCGCGCTTTCGGTTGCGGTAGCGGCATTGCCAGAAGTGATGATCTGGGTAGAATCGCCCGGCATGAAGCGGATGGCCCGCTCATTCTTGATTACCAGGATACCGTTCCACATCCCGACTTCTCCGGCGAACAGCGGATGGCGTGTATCGAAATACGCGGCACGGTTCACGGCATTTTGCTGGAATGCCCGTAGGCTTCCTTCCGTCAGCAGGATGGAATACTGGTTCGGGGTGGCGAGAAATACCCACATCTTCGAGGTTTGCGCCGCCTTGTCGCCATCCATCTTGACCGGCTGCAAGGGCTGATCCATGTCGTCCAGACGCTTCCGAAGCCCATCCAAATGGGCCAGTTTCAGCGCATCCGTTGAAGCGATGGAAGCCAACTGCTGGCCACCCTGAGTCAGGTTCGCTCCATTCACGACGAAATGCCGGTTATACGTCGGCGCCTTGACAGGATTGACCATCACCGAATTGAAGCTCGCAGCGCTCTGAAGAGGGATGGTCCAGTCTGTACCTTGCTGCGATCCACGCGCCCCGGCAAGATGCACCAGAGAGGTTTGCGCGGTCAGGCGAGGGAAGTAACCCGACAACTCGGCCAGCGCAATCTCGCGCAACTGCCATTTGGTGCGTTGCTGGCTCATGCTTCCGCCTGCATCGATTACCTTGCTGGACAAGTCGATCTTGATGTCCATCGAGGAGAACGAAAGGGAGTTGCCCTTTCCTTCCCGATTGACATCGCCCATCAACGGTTCCCCGCCAACGGTATCCACGAGGTCGAGTGAGACGATGTCGCCCGGGCTCTTCATCAGGTTATCGATGCGCACGATGGGCATTCCAGGCGCCGATTGTCCGGCAACCTTGCTCATGGCAGCATTCGGTTCGATAGGCCCGACTAGGTTATCCATTGCCGTGGTTGCTTTCAGCGTGTTTGCCAAAAGCGCGGCGCTATACTGCTTGATTGCCAGCGAGCTGCCGCTGGCGATATTGGTTTCAGCCATTTCCTATTTCCTTTTAATCGAGTTCGGCTCTCAAGGCTGCGGCTTTGTGCGCCGGCATCTTCATCAGCTTCGCGGCAAGCTCATGCGGGTTCATGTTCGCAAGTTGCTCTGCCTCGGAGGTGGATGTGACGCCACCTTGAATATCCGATAGGGTTGTGGGTTTCCGCACCGGAGCGGCCTCGACCTTTGCTTTCGCTTCGGCCTTGGTCTGCTTCGGATCGGCTGGTTTATTCGGTACAGAGGCTTCGGGCAGAATGGCGCGCACCCGGCGGACCACCTCACCGAACCGGTCGGCAAAAGGCTTATTCACCCATTTGCTGGTGGCCCTGAGGATTTCGTCCTGCTTCATTGCTTCTTCCCATGCTTCCGGATCGTTGCCTTCCCAGTGCACCAGGTCGGGGTTATTGTCCTTGGCTTCTGCGATCTGCTCGGCCACGGTGAGTTGCTTGGCGCGCTGGGATTCCTCCCGTTCGCGCTTCAACTCATCGAGTGTTTTGCTGAGTTCTTCGCCCTGCTTCCGGCTTCCTTCCAGCACAGCAGTGATTACTTCGTGAATCTCAGGCATCTCGGCCTTGAGCTTGTCCAGATGCTTGGCAATCGCATCATCCGCGACCGCTGCATCCTTCCTGCTACCAGCCTCATCCTTCGCCTTCAGAAGCCCATCCAGCTTTCCCTGGGCCTGCTGAAGCTGCTCGCGCAGCGATGAGTTCTCGACACGAAGTTCCTTGTGCTTTTCGTAAGGAATAATCCCTTTGCCGTTCTTTGTGAGAACGACTGGCTCACCTTCACCCGCGCCGTTAGCCGCGCCTTCATCTGCCTGTTCGGGTTTGTCGGTTGCCGTTTCCGATGCGCTGCCCTTCGTCGCGAGAATTTCATCGAGCTTTTCTGGATTGGTTTCCAGAGTCTCGATTTCCTCGGGAGTCAGGGTCTTGATTTGCTCATCCGTAAGCTGATTCAATTCCATTTTGCCTCTTCCTCCAACTGCGGTATCGTCGTGAGCACGCCGCAAAATGCGGGGTTGATAAAGACTGCGGTATCGCCGTTAGCGCGCATAAAAAAAGCCGTCCATCTCTGAACGGCTTTCAATATTCTGGTTCTTGATGCTGCTTATCGTCTCACGAACACCCATCTGGGCGTCAAGGATCGGTCCTCGACAGCGCCGATATTCGGCGGGTTGTACCGTGGCTTACCGTTGTAATCCCTGCCGCCGACAAATGCGCCAGCCCGCACAAGCGACAAGGCACGTGGCCTGAATGAACCATCCAGACGCGGATCATCGGTAATCGTGCCGGTCAAATTCGATCCGCGCTCCACCTGCTCATAGCCATGGGCGCAGTTATTACTGCCTGCCAATGTACAGGTGGAATCCACATCCACGGCATAGCGCCGCCGGGATGCCCCGCGCCGCAGGATATTGTTCTGCATATCGAAGTCGGCCAGAGTGAACCCGGCTATTTCTCCGTTGTGCGGAATTGATCCCCGGTTGTTATCGAAAAGCGTGTTGTGCCAGATCTTGGTGTTCTTGCACGATGCGCCCACGATTCCGGATAGGCCGTTCCCGTAGGCGACATTGGACTCCAGCAGATTGCCGTCACCAAGGTTGACTGAGAATCCGGACCCTTCGTTATCGTGTGACTTGTTTCCCCTGAAAGTTGCCAGCTCCGTGTAGGCATCGAAGGCGAAACCATGCCCTTCCTGATATATTGCCTTGGGATCGGAGACATTCCCCCAGGCCTCGCAGTCTTCTACCGCGATGTTGTAGCAGCGCCCCCAGGCGTAGTTGATGGCCTGAGTCGATGGATTGGAAGTGGATCCAACATTGATGTATAGCACCGCAGCACTCACGCCGAACTCGCCCAACCCCGGGGTTGTCGGTGTTGATGTGTTCTTTGTCAGTCGGCGCCAGGCCGAAACCGATGTCTTGACGTAATACACATCCGGTTCATATGCCGCCATGGTTCTCTGCCATATCGTGTTCGCACCAGGGCTAGTCCATCCGCTTGTCGCATCCGTCACCCGATATTTGGCGGAGAATCCATGCCCTCCGAATGGCGCATCGAAGCCATTTCCCCAGAATTTGCACCTTCTCACCCTGATATCGTAAGCCCCGTTCGGGATCAGGCCATGCCCCGGATTGCCGAAGAAATTACTATCCTCGATCATAAAGTCCGATGTGTCTCCGGTAGATGTTGCGGTGCCGCCGAATATCAACCCGGCCTGCCCGCTCAGCATGTTCGTGAAGTGGCAGCGCAGTATCTTATGGCCGCCGCACGCCGTCGATCCGCTGGCGAACATGTACAGGGAATACTGATTTACTGCTTCCCCATCGAAATACATGTCCTGGAATGTGATGTAATTCCTGCCGCTGACATTCAGAATCATGTTGCCAGTGGCCGTGGGATTGCGCCAGAAAGCATAAGGCACTTGTGCCACGCCATATGCGCCATACACCGTTGGCGCTCCCGCTACCCCGCTTTTGGCGTCCATGTTGATCGTGGTAATGACCTGGGGCGTGCCGCGCTTGATCAATACCGTGTCGCTGGTCTGGATGCTGGCCCGTTTGGCATCGTAGCTGCGCCACGCGGTATCCGGCGTCAGGCCGTCGTTGCTGTCCGATCCGAGATACCAGTCGAAATAACGGGTTGCCATTACGCGCCGGCGAAATGCAGAATGCGGAAATATTCCAGCTTAAGCGATTCTCCTCCATTCGCTCTTTGACCAGTAATCTCGACTGTCGCGGCATTGGAAAAGTCTATAGCATAGGTCTGCGGCGATCCGGTGCCGGATGTAAAGTAATTGCTGTCGTAAGGTTGAATCTGAGATTGCAACGAATTGCGGTTCGCCAGGACAACCAGCGGCGCCTCCCTCGCAACAGTCGTGCGCGTCACGTTGTAAACCGTCACGCCCGCGAACTTGACCTTGATAATCTTGTTGTTGGCCGAGTTCGTGAACGTCCAGAGCGGCTCGATCTGCAGGATACTGTTCACGCCCAGCGTTCCAGCCGGAATGCTGAAGGAAGCCAGCACTTCATCGGTCGCTGTCAGCGCGCACGCCACCGCTACGGCGGAATTGGCCAGGACTTCCACCGGCTGGGATACCACCTTGAAAGCCACAGCATCGCCATCCCGGATCAAAGCGGCCTCAGTCGGCGCGTCAAACTCAGCCATCATTCCAGCGACATAATAGCGCCCAGCGACGAACGCGTTATCGATGAATTTAATCATGAGCTTACCCTGTTTTGAAATTGCGTGGTCTGCGAGGCCAGATTTGCCGCTGCGGTGCGCTCGTCGAGTGCCTGCTTCTCCTGTTGAATCGTGATGTTCTCTGCTTTGATCGTGGCGTCCGTATGCACCTGCTCGGCTTTGATCGCCAGTTCCTGCTGCCGGGCCTCGATGTCAGCCTTGAGCTTCTCGACCTCGGCCTGCAGCTTCGCCACCTCCGCTTGCTCCTTGCTCATATTGAGCTGGATCATCTGCATTTGCAGCTGCTGTTGCATCTTGGAGATCTGATCCTGCTGCGCCTGTTGTTCTGGCGTCAAAGTCCCAGGCACATTTCCTACCTTTCTCAACTGATCGGCCAGTTCATGGCGATTTGGTACATCCGATAGCTCCAGCATGGCCGGATACAGCACGGCCTGATACGGAGGTGGAGCGGCCTGCACCATCTGGCTGAAGGCCTGCAACTGCTGCGCGCGGAAGCTGGGCGTTGATGGTATGTCTTCCAGCACTACCTTGATCTGAGCGGTTGCCAGGTCATTCTGAACAACCGGACCCTGCGGAGTCATGACCTCATGATTCAGGTAAATGACCTTCTGCATGCTCCCCTGCTTGACGGATACCTGCATTGGCTTGCCGATCATGTCGGCCTTGGCAAAGGCTAGAAGCTGCTGCCCCACAAGCCGCCGCGCATACCTGAAGTTATCATTCGGCTCTGCCAGCACCGTGGAACCCTGCTCCACCAGATTGCTGATCGCAACACCGCTGCTGGCTTCGGTATTTGCTCCGAGCATGGCCCGATAAATCCCGCTGACCTCTTCGATCCTGCGCTTGCGCTCCTGCACCAGTTGGAACACTTGCGCGGCTAGGGCGTTATCCGTCGTGACCCTGAACCCGTTGGCGTTCCTACGCTGGGAATTCAGTATGGTCATCGAGCGTGGGCTACTGATATTGTTCGCCACCTCTTGATACGTGTTCTGGCTGAGATCCAGTGCATCGTTATCGATCTCAACCCGCTTCGAGTTCAGCACCTCATAAAGCAGAATGTCGAGATCAATGATCTGGTCCTGCGGTCCGCGCATGTCGCGAATCAGGCCGTACGGCGTGCGGCTGCGGTCCTTCCGAAAGCACCAGAATGGCACATACGGAAAATTCCCATGCGGCAACGGCGTGGGCACATCCATGAACTTGTGCGGCCCCAGCCAGATCGATACACGCACCCGGGGAAGAAGCGCTTTCTGCACCTGCACCAAGCCCTGCGCGATAGCCTGCTCGTGCAACGGATTCTGTTCGTTGAACTCGATGGCCGTGCCAGTGGGCAGCATCAATACTGGCGCCTGCTCGTGATGCCGATACCACAGCTCGGAGAGGCGTACCATGCCGGAAGAGCGATTCAAGTATTCCTCCTGGCTTTGCCCCCAGGCCTGCTCGACTTCATAAGCCCTGGCCATGTTGCTGTCGCTGCCGTCGTACACGTCGAGCGTGCGCCAATTGTTCCAGCTGGCCTGGATCAGATCGGTTTGCTCGGGGAACATGGAAGTCGCCTGGTCACGGTCCACCCACTTATCCCGGCGCAGGTAGCGCGCATCCGACAAATCCGGTTCTCTGGCCGTCCAATCCCAGAAAATATCGTTGCGGTGCACTTCCCGCACACGATATGGGTATTTCAGAGGATCGAATTCCCTCGATACCTCGACCCATCCCAGGCCGGCGCGCATCATGCTCGAATAGGCGTCCGACATTGCACGATCAGCGCGGCTCTCGGTTTCGATCTCTTTGATCTTAGCGGAAAGAGCCTCTGCAATCTCTGCCTGCTGTTCGTCGTCGGACGTGACTTTATAATCGGTGCGTGAGCGCGCTTCCAGGCCTAGCACAGCGTTAAGATTGGGCTTGATGAGGTTCGAGTCCTGCGGAGGGATGCCGGCCTCTTTCAGTTTCTGAATGACCGAAGCGCTCATTTGCGAGCCATCGTAATAATCACAATCTTCATCCGATGATAGACGCCACTTAGGCTGATCCCTGATCTGGCGGCATATCATGTCGTACGCCTCTACCGAAATATCAGCAGTGATCGGAGCTTGCTGGTTTCCGTTGCTCATTTACCAGCCTTTTTAAACTTGAAGCCAGCGGCCTTGACCTTGCCGTTAAGGTATTTACCAACAGATTCGCAGCCGCAGAGGCCATCGTAAATCGATTGCGGAACGCCCTCGTACTCGTACATCCCTCCGGAGGAATACTCGACCCTGAGTTTTTTGCTGACAGGATCATAACCGTGAGCTTTTACCTGAGAGCTCTTGCAAGACTTCATGGCTATACTCACGCCCGCCACCCGCCAATCCGGATGCCGCGCGCGCTCGATGCCGGCCTGTCTTCCTCGATGGCCACAGCCAGATACCGCAGCGCATCGGCGGAGTGGCTTGACCAGTCATGCAGTGGCCGCCCGGACAGCTCTTTCGTGTCGGGGTTAGTATCAAATCGGTAGTGTCGCAATGCCTGAATTCCTTCTGAGCATTTTTGCTCATCAAAATACAGTCTGTTAAAAATGGTTCTGACAGCGTTGATCCCGTCCGCAATAGACAAATTCGGAACGATCCGCACGTTGCGCCCGGCCGCAGTCACCAGCTCCTCTACGCTTCGCCCTGTGGCCAAGGTCTTGGCCTTGGCGTCATGCGGCAGCCACACTGTGCCGTACAGATACGGCTTATGCTGCATCACACCCAGGTAATGCTGGAGCGGCTGCTGAGCCGCGCTGTAATGATCAATGAGCCTAATTTCCTGATTCACTGTCTGAGCAAACCACATGCTGGTGCTGTCAGCCCAGCCGAGATCGAAGAAAACCTGCACTTGCCGGGCAACATCATATGGAACCGAGCGAATCCGGCCTTCCTCTTGCGCCTGGCGTAGCTCACGGGCGTATATCGCACCATCGAGCGTTACCCGACATTCACCCTGCCAGATATTCTGGTATCCATCCGGGTCACGCGCCTTGAGTTCGTCCTTTTCCTTGCGAAGCGTCTCGGGAAACCAGGGATTGTCATCCCAGTTAATCTTCACCACCCTGGCATCGCTCGGAGGATTCTTCACGAACCGCTGGTAAGTCTCATCCGTTTCCAGTTCCGGATTGAACGTCAGCCAAATCTCCGATCCATCCTTACGAATGGTCGGAATGAGCGTATCCCAAGACGATTTACTTACCGTCTGCGCTTCCTCAACCCAAACACGGTCAACGCCCTCGAATGACTTGATCTTGGTAATGTTGTTACGCAGGCCTGCGAATACGAATTCAGTCCCGTTCGCGCCCTTGATCGTCGTGTTCTGCACCCCATAGAATGTTTCGAGGCCGAGTTCCGCAATCTGCGACTGCAGGAGATGGTGCACGGATTCAGTAATCGAGTTCTGAAATTCCCGAGCGCATAAAATGCGAAGGGGGCTCGCGGCCCCCTGTATCAACAATGCTCTGGCAACTCCCCAACTCTTCGCTCCGCCGCGGCCGCCGTACGCGACTTTGTATCGAGCGGGTTGAAACAGGAAAGACAGCTTCTCGGGAAATTCAGCTTTTACAGCGATCACACCATTGCCCAAATCACAACCGCGCCAGCAATGCCGAGCAGCACATCCATGATGTGAATCTCGACGCCGCGCTCTCTACCATCACTGTCGATTACACCAAATTCCCAAACACCGAAAAGTCCCCTAAAGTCTTTTATGCTCATTTTGATTAATTTTTAAGCGAAAACTGGAAAGTTACTAACCATGCGGGTTTGGTATTCCTTATCCACTCTTCCAATAACAACCTTATCCACAGATTTTGTGGAAAGAATAACTACTTTTCTGGAACCCAGCCGATGCGGCTTATATGCGCGTCACAAGCCGCGCATTGCAGCAACGGGAAGAAATCGGGGCCGTCATGGATGATCTTAAAAGTCTTGTTGCGGCATTCCTTGCAGGCAGTCAGCGCTTGCGCGTCGAGCATTGCGTTTTTGCTCGAATAGGCCAAATACACAACATTTCCAGCCATGCTAGACCATTGACCGCATCAAAATAATCGATTGTAGAGCGTTGTAGTAACTAAATTTTTGTGCAATTACGCTATTTCTGGCAATTTGCAGGAACAAATGACACCGTGATATTTTGCAGAATCGGTTTGTCGGGATCACCGCCTTCATGCACGATCCGATCCCGCCACTTTTCTTTCTGCCTGTTCTTGAGCCAGAATATTGCGCTGGTCGCGTCTGGCGGGTAATGCTTCGTAATGTCAGTCATCACGATTTGGTGATCAACGACTCGAATATCCACCTCTGGATGCGAGTACCCTAAGGCTCGCTGATATAGCTTTGTGGCGACTTCGGCGTCTGCTCTTTCCTTCCCGGCCTTTACGGACACGGAAAAACTCTCGTGAACCCGTTTCCATTCATTGATGGTGTCTTCAGAAACCTCAAAGAAATCGGCCAAGTCCTTGTCGGTAGCCCCCAGCAAACACAGCTTTAACGCCTGCTGATCATATTCAGACTTGTATTTGCTTGGCCTTCCAGGCAATCCCTTTTTACTCATTGCACTTACAGGTTGTATGCCCGCACTTCTCGCAAAGCGGCTGATCGGCAGCAAATCTCAGTCCGTGCCAGCATGGCAACCCGTGACGACGCGCCGCTCGTAATTCAAGCAACCAGAGAGCGCTCATCAAGCACAACGAAACCATGACGTTCTCGACGCACCATTTTTGACGCTGTAAGTACTCGACGCGGTTAAGCACCACTCGAAGGACGATCTGTAACGTAGTCCCGGAATAAGCGCTCGTATTCCCCGGATACTTTGTGGGATCGTCTTTATCGAATCGTTTTACAAATTGCAAATATTGAGTCGCATGGCCATCAAGCGATGCGAGAGTATAAGAGTGCCCTCGGTCATAGATATAAAACCCTCTCACCCTGAGTAAACTCATCGCTGATTGCAGCCTTTCACTGCCGCCCGCAGCTTGATCTCACACATCCACCGTTCCTCAATCTCCTGGCGCAGGGCCCGGTTTATAGTCAGCGCATCATCTGCAGCAGAAACGCGGTCAACTGCGTAGGCGTCCTTGCATTCATCGGGCATCGAAACATTGCAGAATACCGGGACCGGCTTTTCCACTACCTTGGTCTCAATGACGGGCTTGGTTGCGCAGCCGACGAGTAGCACAAGAACTGGAATTAGCAAACAGAAGCGTTTATCCATCGCGCTACTCCCAGTTCAGCAAGAAATATAGAAAACGCCGCTGTCGCAGCAATCAGCAACCAAAAACTCATTCCACGATGTTGCAGGAACCACTTCATTCACTCCTCCGCGCTTGCACATACTCTCTCTGCTCCTGCTCAATGACCCGGCACTGCTCGGCCTGGGGCACGGGAGGAAGCGCCTTGATAGCCGCTACCGCTGCTTTATGCTTCGCAACCATGGTTTCCGCATCTCGCATAGCGGCTGACGCCGCCTTCTCCCGCTCTTCCACGCCCTGAGTGATAACGCCAACGGCAGACTTAACGCCCTCGATGTCGGTAGCGCACCGGTCGTTCACCGATTTCAAGGTTGAATTGTCCGATTCCAGGCGGGCGATCTCCGCTCCGTCCTTCCAGTCCTTCACGGCCCAACCACTGCCGGCGCCAACGACGAAGATGACTACGGCTATCAAGACCTGAAGTGCGGTACCTGCGAACATTTGGAGCGCCCAATAAAAAGCCCGCGCATGGCGGGCTCGTGAAATCACTGGTTCAGTTGATCGAAGGATACAGGGGTTTCCCCAGTGTAATGCCCCCTGCTCTCCTGACTACAAACAAAAAACCCACCGACTTATGGGTGGATTCTAGTTAAATAATCTGGTCTGCATATTTAGGCCGTAGGGCCATGTGATCGCAATCTAAGCTGTATTTCGGTTTCGATTGATTTGTACAACGGTTCCGCTTCTTCTTCAATTCTTTTCCACCCCTCCCGTTGAATCTCCCGCCCGCCCTGATCGCCATGCCCAACCTCATGCGAGATTAGCGCCGACCGCAAGATCAGCACGACTGATTCGAAATTTTGCTTAAGTTCAAAGGGGAAAAAAATTCCCTTCCGAGCAACAAATTGCTGAATATCGGATACAGCCCTATTTGCTTTCCCCAGTCGATTCCAATAACTGAGCTCCTGAAAGGTTTTGTCTCTGTTGGAGGAGGAACGTAGATCCGATTTTTGCGTTTCCAAAAAGTCGGTTGTTGCCAAGTACTCGTCGAGTCTCTCATCTGTCATCACACCGACATTAACGGAAATCTGAGCAGGAGACATGGCCCAACGAGTCAACGAATAAGCCTCGTCTAGCTTCGCCCACGCTTCCGGCAGCACCTCAAACTCTCGTTCTTGGAGTTTTAAGGCCCCGCTCAACAAAGAGTCGATTTCAATTCTTAGTCGTTTCAACTCAACCGTCTGAGCATGTTTCTGATCCGCCAGTTGCTTCGCGAACTTGCTCTCAATCCATTTTTCGCCCAAATACCGGAAAATAAAATAGGCAATTGTTGCTGCGCCGCCGCCAATAGCAATGGCTTTTGAAACAAACTCTATGAGTTGCTCAACGGTGGGCACTACAATAAACCTAATGGGTTCATCTTTGGTTAGAAATAAAAAACCCGCTGGGTTAGCGGGTTATGTAGTGATGGATTCTCGATACTAGCAATTTAGCTTGGACTCTGTACCTGAGTTTGTCAAGAGATATGTAATGCAGATGCTCGACGTTTTTTGTTTATGATGAGTATCTCATTCATCACAGTACGGAGCTAATTGAAAATGGCCGCACGAGATAGGTATTCCTATGAAATCTCTTGCCCGCAATGCGGAGAATCAGGAACGTTACATGTTTCTGAAGCAGATCACCCTTACATAACGAGTCCCGATAAGGAAATTGATCGCGTCGTCGGAAATTTCAATGCATCAGTCAGCAATGCGGTAACGATACATGTCACATGTAAAACATGCGGCACTGCCTTTCCAGGATAGCTCCGGAAATGAGGTACTGGAAGAAAATCACGCCGGCACTTCCCTTAACCCCGCACATTCCATTTCCGCAGCCAACCTATCCATCGTCTGGGCATGTATGGCGTCGAGCGCATCATAGGCACGGTTTCTGATTGAAACCGCTTTCAGCATCCCACAGCTCATGGTTTTCTTGATCTCGCGCAGCCCGACCCGATCGCCGCAATAGCTGCGGATCATCAATTCTATTGCGCGCCGACTATGTAGCCCGGTTCCAAATGTTCCCGCCAAGTAATACGACATAATGGAAAATCCGGTTCCATCCCGTCCAAACTGAACTTGCACATAGGCCATATGCAGTGTCGGCAGCACCCGTTCACACATAGCAAGGATCATGGCCGCCTGGGCGTGTCGATCATGCGGAGTCATCTCGTCGTTGGTACCGGACTTACCTTTCTCCCGCATATCGTTCACCGAGGATAGTTTAACAATGGGACGATTGATGGTTTCATAAGCCCACGTAAGAGCGTGTTCAGGACTGCGGAATTTCATTGGGTTCCTCCTTCTTTTTGCCTTGCCTCGCCTGAACGCAAAACTCGCACCGGTAGTGTGAGTGCCTTCCATCCTTACGCAATATCCTGTACCACTTTCCTGACGCCGGCCGCGTCTTGTTGCAACTCAGACAATGACGCTTATCGTCCATTCTTGAATCCTCCCCGCTTTGCAATCTTCACAAGCGCCTTAAAATGAACCGACTTACTTTGCCGATAGAAGCCGTCCTTTTTCGCCCGGGCAGTCACCTTGAACCTGCGCGCCTCGGCCTTCTCACGTCTCTCGGTTTCCGCCAGGAGACCATCCCCTATGGCTTCGGGGTTCCGGTACCTCCAGCTTTCCATCGGCACAGGGAATTTCATCGCTTCCGCATCCGGTTTATTTGCCGAGAGCGCTGCGCCATTGCTTTGCGTGCCCGATCCTGATTGCGCTTCGGTGATCCAGCGGGACCTAATCCTCGTCTGGTGGCCATCCCCTCGTTCTGGGCCATGGGGATGCTTGCCATTGAAAGGGCCAGCGCTGCGGCTATGGCGCTCGTCTTCATGTTCATTTAACCGCTCCATATAAAGTCTCAATCGTCTTGGCCAATAGGCTCAGCTCGGTTTCCTTCATCACCTTCAGCATGATCTGCTGCCCATGAATGCCGTTTCTTTCACCCTGGTGGCAGTCCTTACAAAGTGGAATAGTGCAGAAGTCGGATGAGCGCCTTCCCTGAATTCTGCCTTCCAGGATGTGATGAGCATCTGACGGGGCCGCTTTGCCACAAAGGGCGCAAGGAAGAGATTTGACGCGGCCGATATGGCGCTGTGCGCTGGCACTCATTCACCATGCCCCCGATTTCGTAACGCGTATTCGAGCGGATGATTGGCCAAAGCTTCGATTAAGGTTGACTTATTGACGCCTAAATGCGCCGCCCACTGCGTTACCGTCATCCTTTTGCCGTCATGCTGTATCCATCGAATGGATTTGCGGTTTTCGTTTTGCGATTGCCTGCAAGCCCATCTGCAATTTCCCGGCTCATAGCCACCAGAAGAATCAATACGATCTATCGAATATCCCGGTTGTGGCTCTCCCATGTCCTCCGCGAAATTCTCAAAAACTTTCCACCTCTCACAAACATTAATTCCGGCCCCGCCATAACGTTCGAAACCGGTGGCGGATGGGATAGTGCAACGAGCGATCATCCCGGACCATATCTTGTATAACCCGCTTTTCTTACCGCGCCGAGCTTGTCCATGCCTGCTCATTCTGGCGCACGTCGTTTCCGTACGAAGACATCCGCAACTCCTCGTAATACCGCGCTTAAGTTGGCTATGCGCAACCTCCCTTTCAGTCCCGCAATCGCACCTACAGATCCAGTACCTGTGTCCATTCTTGGTAATTCCTGAACCTGTCACAAGCAGACGCTCGAACCTTCTTCCAATGAGGTTTTCTCTCCAAGCTCTCGTCATTCATTGAACTCCATGATCTTATTCACGACCGAATCGAGCTCTTCCCGGCCCGCATAATTAATCAGCACTTCTCGTAACAAGATGTCAGCCACGGCTCCGTAGACATGCTCAAATTCCTGCTCATCCATCTTCGCAAAACTGATGCTCTTTGATTCCAAGCGCATGCGCCCCTTCAAATCGAAGGTTTGTACATAAAACCCAGCCAGTATTTGGACTTCTTCACGGAATCGATCGAAGTTCTTCGCGATGGGCTTGCCTTTATAGGTCATGCGTTTTCTTGACGGCTCCCACGCGTCAAATCCAACTTTTAGCAAGGCAAAATACTTGCGATGGAACTTGGAATTTCTGGGAAATACCATCTCGACCGCGGCCATTTCCCCGGGCTCCATTCTGGTGATGCGCTTCCAGAAGTGACGCCATGCACGACGATCCTCCTTGCAGGCACCATCCACTGCCCCGAACAGAAATGAACGCACGGCTTCCAGCACACCTTCCTTCGGCATCTCCATATCAGTGCGGCAAATGGTCATCTTGGCCATGTCAGATCGCCGTCACCTGAACCACGGCACGCGCCTGCTCGGCGTAGCGCTTTGTCACCGATAACTCCACGGCCTGCTTGTCGTCCTTCCAGACAATCTCGTTGCAGGCATCAAAAATCCCTTTAATGCAGTTGTCGAGGTCCGGCTTGGATGTAGGGAAGATTCCGCCGTTGAGCGCGTTGCGCTGCTTCTTCTGAGACCAACTGGCAGGAGGCGTCACATACAGGCCGATCCATACCGACACAGCTCCATCTATCACCGCCCTGCCCTGCATGGCTTCAGCAGCTGCCAACTTCACCAAGTTTTCGTAACTGGCAGTTTTTTCCGGAGTGTATGTAGTGACAAAATTGCCGCGGCGCGCGAACTTGGGCCTCCCCTTTCCTACCGGCGTGCCGGGAATAACGAATGAGATCTCAGACATTTGCCGCCACCCCCGGGCTCACGAACTTCACCAGCAACTCTGTCTGCTCCTGGTCCAACTCAATCGGATCGGAACTCAACCCGAATAGCATCAACGTGCCATCCGACGTGCGCGCCAGGCGGAAACGGGATTTGGTCGGCAACCGATTGGTAATGACCTTTTCAACGATGTCATTAACATGGTGAGTTACCGCATTGAAGGTGATCGGCAAAACACTTTCTATCTCATCGGAAACCGTGTCATTCGTGGATTTCAACCCGTTCGGCTTCCCGGTTTTAATTCCCTCGAATTCGGGGGAATTAACCACTCCATTCCTGCGCCCATCAGCAAGGAGCATTTCAGGCGTAACACCCGGCGCGAGCGCATAAGTTTTATTCGCAACACCACCAGTAATTACGATGAGTCCGCGATCAACGTGATTCCTGATGAACGGCTTGATCGTGTTGGCCCCGGAAATGCGAATAAGGTCTTTCCCTGAAACACTTCCTCTCTCAGAGATGGTTTCAAGGATGATGCGGGACTTGCTTTTCTGCTCCATATGTCGAGTCTCCGGTTCTTTGGTGGTTGGCGCATTCAACCCTGGCGATATGTTGTCCGTGCGCAGCGGCGCCGGCGGGCTGATAGAGAACTGCTTGAAACTCACCTTCTCCGGCACGCCGGTGGGCCACACCATGATTTGAGTTACACCATGCTTTGAAACGATGCATTTGTTTATGCTGCGCGCGGCATACATTTCCTCGATAAGTTCGAGCAGCGGTTCCATGGCCATGCAAGCCTTTTCCCTGAGAACGCGAAGTGGAATTGGGTTTTTGTAATCGGATCCAGAGAGCAGAGAAAGAATCTTGTCGGCGTTCATTTCCCCTCCTCCTTCTTCAATCGAAACATCGTGCAGCGCAATCCCCATAATTCACCCAGATCACACCTCTTCTCGCCACGCACTGAGAATTCATGGACGCAGCCATTGCATGGAAGGATGGGACGGGTGATTACGAGGAAGCTAGTCTTCATAGGCCGGCTCTTTCTGCGAGGAGACGGAATGCTGTTGCAGCCACCCGCGGTACTTGTCCATTCCCCAGGGCTTTATTTCTGTCCAATCTAAAGGGAACCCCATCAACCACTCGCTCCACGTCGGGTTCACCCGGCCAGTCGAGGTGGTGCTTAGGCCCTCCGTCTCCGCCAATCTGCTCGCCAAAGTGTCTGTTTTCCCATTGTGCCGACCGCCACACTTCGAACCGATCGACGCGGTAAGAGTCGGCCAGAATCTCTTTCGCTTGCTGTTGCATGCTCTGTCCGACATAGCCAGATACTCTTTCTCGTCCCTGGCTTTCCTGGATAGCAGGCGGAGTTCCCCGTCGCTGCGATACCCTATGCAGTTCGGAGTAGGCCAGAATCCAGATTCTTTCTCGTAAGTGGGGTGCACCAACATCGGCTGCGGATAGCACCCCCCATTCCGCATCGAGCCCCATCGAGGCAAGGTCAGAGAGCACGGTATCGAGTCCTCGATTAACGAGAGCTGGGCTGTTTTCAATGAACGCGAAACGGGGTCGTACTTCGCCAATGATCCGCGCCATCTCTGACCAAAGCCCGCTTCTCCCGCCTGTGATTCCGGCTCCTTTCCCGGCAACGCTGATGTCCTGACAGGGAAATCCGCCAGATATAACGTCAACAATTCCTCTCCACGGCTTTCCGTCAAAAGATTCAACGTCAGACCAAATCGGGAAAGGTTCGAGAATTCCATCGTTTTGTCGTTGCGCCAGAACTTGTGCTGCGTAGGCATCACGTTCAACTGCGCAGACTGTTCGCCATCCGAGCAATTTCCCGCCAAGTATTCCGCCACCTGCCCCCGCAAAGAGCGCGAGTTCTCGCAAGCCTCCATCATTGCGCGACTGATCAGCCATGACATTTCAGGTACTCGATTAAGGTGGAAAGCAGGCCCTTGTTTTCCTCGACAAGGCCAAGAACTGTATTGCATCGGTTGCAAAGGAGCCCACGAACCTTGCTCGTCTGGTGACAATGGTCAATGTGTGGCTTCGTTTGCTTGTCGCTCCAATCGAAAGGCTTCGCGCATGTAGCACACTTCTGACCTTGAGAAGAGAGCATTTCCTCAAACTGGCGCGCCGTGATCCCGTATCGCCTTGCGGACTCAGTCAAGTACGACTGCCGCCTATTGGTCGTCCGGTAAGCGCGGACCCGCTCTTGATTCGCTTCTCGCCACTCGCGACTTTTGTTCTTCTGGTAGTCCGGATTGGCAAGGTAGTAACCCTTGGACGCAGCGCGCATGCAGTCCGAGCATTCTCGATAGAGCCTGCCGTCCTTGCGCTTGTAGAACGCATCCTCTGGCTTCGGTGTTGCGCATTTTCTGCAATCCCTCATAACGGAAGCGCCTGCGAAAAGAGCCAGCTCATTCACTCAGCATCCTCATCGTGATCGAAGGCCCTAGAACCTGCTTTTTCTAGCAGCAGGTGCCATTTCTCATTCGGCATAACTGCATCCATGATCTGATCAAAATCAATACCGCAATGCTCAGATGCTTCCGTATACGACCATCCAGCAAGGTCTAGCACTTTTGCAACGTTCGACTGCGTTTGCTTCATCTCCAGGGAAAACATAGGGGGATGACCTGAGGTGTAGCCCATCAGGCGCCTCCCACTGTGAACCCGCGCTCCACGCGCCTTACCTTGCGCTCGATGCGATCACCGTCGTAATTTCCGAATCTCGTAAGAGCGCCATTGAATCCCAGGCGGCAGTCTCCAATTGCGCCATTCCGGTTCTTTCGGCAAAGAATCTCTGCAGTTCCCCTGGCCTCGCTGTTTTCGTCGTAAACCTCATCCCGGTACACGAAGAGAATCAGATCAGCGTCCTGCTCGATCTCCCCGGACTCCCTGAGGTCCGACATGACGGGTCTCTTATCGCTGCGCTCTTCCACCTTCCGGCTGAGTTGCGACAGCGCCAAAACCGGCACATCGAATTCCTTCGCTATCGATTTCAGCCCACGGGATATGCTGCCGATTTCCTGATTCCGGTTATCGCCCTCCCCTCGCATGAGTTGCAGGTAATCGACAACGATAAGAGATAAACCATGCTGCCTTTTGATGCGCCGGCAACGGGAGCGGATATGCCCAACGCTTACCCCAGGTGTATCGTCAATCTGCATGTTGAGGCCATGCAAGTGCGCTATTGCAGAACTCCTATCCGTGTTCCAGGAGTGATACTTGAGCATGCGTCCTGCTACTTCCCGTCGCGTCATTTCGAGCGAGAACACCGCAGCTGGATGTTCGCGTGATACGTTCTCAGCAACCTGCATTGCGAGGCTGGTCTTCCCCATGCTGGGCCGGGCGCCGATGATGATCAGGTTGCCGTTACCGAATCCGCCGGTGAGATTGTCGAGATCGCGCAATCCGGTATTGAGAGACGTGCGCTCTTCATCTTCCCAATCCACTGCTTCAGCCACGGCCTTGCCGATATGCACGTAGTCGCGCTCGGTATTGGTGTCGAGCACGGAAAGGATTTTCTTTTCCGCTGCCTCGGCGATTTCCCGGGGATCTTGATGGGATTCGCAAGCAGTGGAGATTTCCTCCGCGCTGGCGCGAAGGTTGCGCAGAATGGCGGCGTTGTGAATTAGTTTTGCGTGATGCCGGATGTTGGCCGAGGTATTGACTGCTTGCACCATCGTTCCCAGGTATTCCAAACCGCCTACCCTTTCAAGCTCTGCTCGGGCCTCAAGTGACTCCGCAAGCAGGATGATGTCGACGGCTTTACCGGAGTCCAGCATCGACTGGATTTCACGGAAAATTGCCCGATGGTTTTCCCGGACAAATGCGTTACCAGGAAAATCTGAGATGCGGTCATATGCTCCGTTATCGCGGAGCAGGCATCCAAGGAGGGAGATTTCGGCTTCGATACTCATTTTCTTGACGCAAACCTTCCGACTGAGTCGCGCATCCAATTACGCCATGCGGCTTTCCAGTCGATGAATTTGTTACCACGTGATTCGTGGTGATCTTTGAAATGGAAGGTATTGGGCTTAACCTGCTCCGGATTAACTCCGAGGCTTACGGCCCAATCAAACATTTCGCCGGTTACAACAAAGTCTTTAGGAAAAGCAGTCTTCCTGTTCACTTTCTGAATCTGAACTACTTTTTCAGGTTCTCTCGTTACTGATGGTTTATTGATGGTTAATGGTGGTTCGGGTGTCATGGGTGCTAGGGGTAACGCGCATCCATGCAAGGGGTCTTGCGCATCCACGCTAGGGGTAGCACTGATGCGAGGGGTAGCATCCACGCTAGGGGTAGAAAGCTTATTAATGTTGAGCTTGTAATGCCGGCTTTGACCCGGGTTTCCACCAGCATGATTTGCTACTACAGATAGAAATCCTTCCTCGATGAAGCCATGTAGGATGCGCCTTGCCTGCGATTCGCTGACATTGATCTTCTTCGCAACCCCAGAAACGGACGGATGTAGGCTCCCCCCTTCGTCGTTACACCAGTCAGCAAGTGCGAGCATTGCAAGTTTTTCACTACCCCCGCGTTTAAAGTTATCCCATACGAGAGACATGACCTTTACGCTCATGACAGCGCCTCCAGCATCGCCCTGCACCACTTCAAAACGGCCTTCCTCTTCCCCTGCTTCGTCTTGCGCCGGCGAATGGCGTAGGCTGCTCGATATGCTTGTTTGAGGTTCATGCGACCGCCTCTTCTTGCTCGAAATCGAACTCGGCGTTGTCCTTTTTCAGCAAGCCGTTGGAAGCAGCGGCCTCCATGTTCTTTGCCGCCTGTCTGAAATAGCTGGCCTTCAGCTCAAATCCGATACCGCGCCGGCCCATGATCACTGGCATATAGACTTCAGATCCAACTCCCATGAACGGGGTTAATACAGTCTCACCCGGGTTGCTGCGCAACGTGATGACACGTTCTATTACATCGAGCTGAAGAGGATGGACATGCTTCTCATCCTCGCTATCTCGTGAGGCCTTATACGGCAACACACGGTCTATTCGAATGTCGTCCCACATACTGTCCGCGTACTGGCGCCAAATCCAATGCGAGAATCTGTTCTCTGTCTGCTTTCCTTTCCATCCTCGATAAGAAAGGACTTCGGCTGGCGGAGCGCGATCTCCGGCGTATTCCATGAGCCCTATTGGATGAGCTACGGGTATCGGATTCTTACCCTGGTTGCGAAACAGCAGCAGGTAGTCGGCTGAGGCAATACCACAATCCATGCTGTCGGCAACCAATGAGGCATGGGCAAGGTTTTTTTGCATGGTGCGCAACCGTACAGCTAACGGCTCCTTCCAAATGGCGTGCCGCCCTGCGTATTCCCATCCAAGACGCTCATGCAAACGAATGATGTCTCCCGGGAAATCCTTCAACGAATCGGTGCCGCTGTTGCTTCTGGGGATTTCCATGCAATGCACTGCCGTCATTCGGCCCGGCAGAGTTACTCGCGTAAGTTCGCGCACCACAAATTCGTAATGATCGAAGAAGCTCTTATAGTCAGGACAGTTCGACAGATCGCGATCATCGCTGCTGTAGTGATACAGGCCGCCGAATGGCGGCGAATAAATTGAAAGATGAATACTGCTGTCCGGGAGAGATTGCATGCCTTCCACGCAGTCTCCCAGGTAAATGGCGTAACTATCCGTTACGCGCTGATCGATGACAGCCATGCTGGCGTCTCCATGGAAGTGTTAAAGGTGCGCAGGCGGGAAATGGCTTGCGCAGCGTTCATATGCGTAACCAGGGAAGAGAACATGGCATCGGCCTGCTCGGCTTTGCGCTGCATTGCGGCAAGCGCACCGCGAGCTCCTTCGGTGGTCACCATATCCACGCGTACCGGATGTTTCTGCCCGAAGCGCAGGAAGCGCCGGACCTTCTGGTAATAACCCTCGTAGGAATACGAGGGGAAATCGGTCATGTGGTGACAGTGCTGCCAGTTCATGCCAAAACCGGCAATCTTCTGCTTGGTAACAAGAACTCGAATCTGATTGTCAGAGAATGCAAGCAACTTCTCTTCCTTCGCGTCGTCGCTATCCCTGCCGCTCACCTGAACCGCCCCTGGAATCAATCGCTCGAGCAAATCCCCCTCATCGTTGAGGTCACACCAGACCACGGCCGGCTCTCCCGTGTCGCAGACCAAGGAAGCGGCTTTCTCGCAGCGCTCTCGTATTGTTCGACGGCGCTCTTCACGTTCCTCTTGCAAACCGGCTGCAGGCAGAGCGAACAACATTCCATCAGCGATAGATCGTGAGTCAACCAGGTGCTCTATCTCGTGCAGAGGCGGCAATACGAACCCATCATCATTGAAACCAAGATCAGAGGGCTTGCGCATTGCTCGAGCCCAGGAACATACCCATCGCCAGAATGGCTGCTCGGCATGCCCTTTAAAGCGCCATTTGTTGGCAGCGCCCATGAATCCCCTGCCTGTCGAGCTGTTGTTCAAATCGTTCTTGAAAAACCGATTGAGCATATCCATGCTGCCCAGGTATCCGAGGGCCTCAGACGATGTGCCCAGCTCGATGTAGTCATTGGGAGCAGCAGTGGCGGTCTCCAGTAGGCGGTACCGCATCTTTCGAGAGAAATTCGTAATTTCGGCGCGCCTGGCGCCCTTAATGTTTTTTAGGATGCTGGACTCGTCGGCAACATGGCCGACAAAGTCATTTGGATCGAATAGGTGCAACAATTCGTAGTTGCAGATGTTGATGCCGCGGCGAACTCTTCCATCGCGGCAGATGTGGACCTCAATGCCGAATTTCTCAGCTTCCTGCGCCATCTGCCGTCCTACAGCGATAGGTGTGTTGATCAGCACATTTCCGTTGGTTTTCCTGACAACGTTTTCAGCCCACACCAATCCTTGAATGGTCTTGCCCAGGCCGCAATCCTCGAACAGAGCGGAACGCCCTTTTCTGATCGCCCAGGAAGTCAGGTGTTTCTGGAAGTCAAATAGGTAGTCCGGCATGAACACGGGCTCGAAGCCATCGTATCCATCGGCTTGGGATTTCTTGCTCAGAAACCCGATGTAGTCCTGGTGCTCTGTAGGTGCGTCGATCCGGCTATGATCAGGGGATGAGCACTCAGCGCTGCGGTGCGAAGGGACTGCCATGAGGTTCATTACGCGCCGCCTTTCATTGAAAATCCCCGAGCATCTTCGCGAGGTTGCGCAAGACTTGTGCAGGATCGGCTGTATTTTTTCTCCTCTCGCCATGTGACAATCTGGTCATCTCAACAGACCGCCGATCAGCAATGATCAGGCTTCGGATATATGCGCTATGCGATAAATCAAGTTCTTCCGCACGGGCTTTGCTCCAGTTATGTTCGTCGGCGGAAAGCATTACCGTGTCGCGAATATCGCGGTTGTCGAGTCGGCTGAATGCCGGATCGTTTTCGTCAATGTCGGCCATGATCAATCCTCTAAAAAACCCCTCCCCTTTACAGGGAGGGACAAACCACTCCGGCACAAGAGGGAAAAAGCCGGAGCAGAACAGAAAAGGTGGAGATTCCTGCTGTGGTAGAGTCTGATTTCCACATCAACTTCAATCACGAAAGGAACCTCCTTATGAAGAACTTGGTTTTGCTCGTTTATTTGAGAAAAGATTCTTCCAATACGTTAATGAGCAAAATCGACTGGCTAATTCGAGACAGAAAGTTGCCATCAATACAAGAGCGCGACGACGTAGTCTTGATCTCAAATAATGCAGTTCTGATTGATCGAGCGCGCGCCCATAGAATTTATGCGCAACTATGTGGAATTCTCGCTGGAGAAGATCATCCATATCTGATCGTGCCACTGGAGACAGAATCGCTCGTTGCGGTCGGAACGTTAGAAGAAAAGGCACAAACAATGCTCCGAAATCACGGCGCTCTCCTTGGCCAATAGCAGCACCGTGCAGATCTATCGATCTGTAAATGCGTTCGCATTCGGTATCGAATCCGGCTTTTGTCTTTTGGCGGCGCGTGGAAAAGTGCTGCGCGATTTCTATGTAAATCGAATAAGCGGCTCTTGCGCTGCAAACTGCGATAGACACGGCACCTATCGTTTCGAGTGCACTCATGCGGTCTCCGGGGAGTTGGTGCAGAGTTCAGGCCAGATTCGCCCCCAATCGGACGACCGCTCTACGTGTTTACGGACAGAGGCAACTGTTTTTTCGAGGTCGCAGATGTATTTCTGCATCTCCACGCCTTCCGACGCCGCATAAACTGAATCGCGCTCGGCAAGCTTTGTGTGAAGGGTTTTGACCTGATCGAGTGACTCTGCCAGCAAGTAATAAAGACCAGTACTCATGCTGGTTCCTTTGGTTTTGGTGAGCGCAGATATTCCCAATCGAACTCCGGAAGAAGTTCTTCACACGTTACAGAACCATTCGTTGCCTTCTCGATTGAAATGCATTTGTCGGGAGAAACAGGTCGCAGCCCGTTTATCCACTGATAAACCATGCCTTGAGAAACGCCGATTTCCTTTGCGAAAGCAGATTGGGTGGTAGTTTTCAAATAATCAGATAGTTTCATAGACATAATACTAGCCCTGCTATTATGAAAAGTCAATAGCCGTGCTCGTTGCTTTATTAATAGCAGGGCTATAAATTAAGGTATGAAGAAAGAATTACAGAAGTGGCAGCATGAAGATGCCGAACGGCTGAGAGCCTTGTTTGAGGAAAAGGCCACCAGAATGAAAATTAGCCAGCAAGCATTCGGTTTAGCAAATGACATTGGCACTCAAGGAATGGTTTGGCAATATTTGCGTGCCGATCGCGCACTTAATGTCGAGGCGCTCCTAAAGTTTTCTAAAGGATTAAAAATACCTCCGAAGAGCATCAGTCCTACCCTTTGGAAAATAATTGATGAGGGCATCGCTTACGAATCTTCCAGGTTTGCGGAGGATCACAAACTGGATGCTCGGAATTCAAAGCAGGAGAATGTAGACCAGGTTATCAAGCTCCGTGTTCATCCTCGTGAAGAAGGTAGCCCAAGAACTAAAGTGCATGCGCTGGTGGATCAAGTCCCTGATTACGCATTAGGAGATGCGGAGAAAAGAATTGATGGACTTCTTAAGCTTATTGCCGCCGCCCAAGCTGATGTCAACAAAAAGAAAAGATAACGTAGTGTATTTGAGCTTCTTAACCCGAAGAGAGAGAGAAAAATGACGTGCTTTATTGTCGCGTATGACTTGATGTTCCGTGGGCAGGATTATGAAGCTATCGAGCAGGCTATCGATCAGCTTGGAGAAGCCGTGAAACTTCAGTTTTCGCTATATTGCGTTCAGACCTCTCTTTCCATAGAAGAGGTTTACCGCCGCCTCAGAGCGTCCATGGATGAAAACGATAGGCTAATTGTTACTGAAACCGCTGGGTTTATGTCATCCATGCAAGGTGGAAGATTTATGCCGTGCTGATAAAATGGAATTACTGGATCAGCCACATTTATAAGATGTAATCCAAATCCCACATTTTCTTTTTTGATGAATAACGATAATGTTTATTTGGCGTGAGCCGAGAATCTTCCTGTTTGTTAATCTGTTTTTATTTTCGACAATCTCCTTGTCGCAAGACTTTTCGGCAGAGCAAGCCAAGGCCGAGATGCAACCGAAGTTTCGTGCAGAGGCCTGGGTCCAGATTTGGGAAGACTATGTTAAAACCGAATTTCTTGGTTTAAAAAGCATAGAGTTGAACGAAGATGTAGGAAGAGCATGGTCAAAAGTAAAATTTTCTCACCCATGGCCCCTCCTAACAAAGGATGGCTTTATTGATATTTATGCCGGGTATAATTTCAATGAATATGATTGCAAAAACAATTTGATAGCAAATCGCATCATAATACCTGTTGGCAGAAACGACGACTATCAAACTCCGGTCGTATCTAATAGTCCCAAAATAGAACCAGTCGCATCTGGTTCTGATAAAGAAAGGCTTCTCGTTGCGGTATGCAAATACGGAAAAACCGGGATGTTTCCGGATATAGACGCTGAAATAATATCCAGAAACGGAAGGAAAGCTTTTGAGAATTTTACGAAGCAGAATTAATCTGATACTAGACCCTTGATGATCACCTTATGCAGAAGGTGCATGGATAATGGACCAACTCACAGTTAATGCCTTATGGGACGAAGAGGCCGGGGTTTGGGTGGCGACCAGCGACGATGTGCGCGGACTGGCTACGGAAGCGGAGACAGTTGATGACCTCGTGGTGAAGCTCAAAATCATGATCCCGGAGCTGCTTGATGCGAACGGAATCCAGGGTTCGCACGCCAGACCTGCCACCTCGAGATAGAATGAGACTGGATTCAAGGGATATTGAATTTTTCGCAACATTTTGTTATTATTGTAAAGGATGGGTAAATCCTGAATAAACCGCGAAGCTCGTTTGAGTATCGTAAGCGCGATGTAAGCGCGCCGAAGTCAGGGGCCATCCGCCTAACAAATGGCTTCCTTCAGAGGAAGCCTTTTTTTTGGCTTGAAAATGACCTCATCAATTATCTATCTTGATGAAAGTGGCGATCTCGGATGGAAATTTGATGCGCCTTATCGACAAGGTGGCTCAAGTCGCTATCTAACAATTTCCGCACTCTGCGTTCCTTTGGAAAAAAAACATATTCCAAAGCGTGTAATTAAATCCCTATACATTAAATACAAGCAACGTTCGGATACAGAGTTTAAGTGGGCGCGCATGACAAATCATCAGCGTCAGTTTTTTGCTGAACAAATGCGCGATATGTGTCTCCAGCATCCTGATATATTTGTTAAGGCAATTGTCGTTAAAAAGCAGAATGTTTTGGCACATATACGAAAAGATGGGAACAAGCTATACAATTACATGATTAAACTAGCACTGCTGGATTTCATGTCCCAGTTCGAAGTGGTAACTCTTGTTCCCGATCCTAGATCCATCAAGGTGGCGAGTGGCAATAGCTTACGTGATTATCTTCAAACAGAGCTTTGGTTTACCAAAAACTCAAGCACAAATCTAATTGCCACACCGGTCGATAGCAGAGCGTCACTAGGACTGCAATTTTCAGATATGGTGGCTGGATTGATACAGTCTCGCTATGAAGATAACTCTTCCGCTGCGTTTCAATTAGCACATGGATGCATAGGGATTAATCGATTGTTTTTCTAGTCGAATAGTAGCCTCTCTACCATGATTTCTGCTCTCTTCCTGGCCACGGTAATCGGTATCTCCGATGGTGACACGCTCACCGTCCTGAAAGAGAACAAGCAGCAGGTTAAGATTCGATTGGCCGAGATCGATGCACCAGAAAAGCGGCAGCCGTTCGGAGCCAAATCCAAGCAATCCCTTTCCGATCTCTGTTTCGGCAAAAAGGCAGAAATAAAACCAAGGGTGAAGGACCGCTACGGGCGTACCGTTGCCAGAGTGAGCTGCGATGGTGTTGACGCCAATGCCGAGCAGGTAAATCGTGGCATGGCGTGGGTATATCGGCAGTATGCCAAGGATCATAATTTGTTCATTCTTCAGCACGAGGCGCGACGCTTCAAACGCGGTCTTTGGTCCGAGCCGTCTCCTACTCCACCATGGGAATGGCGGAAAAAACTACGGCAAATTTCGAACCCCACGATGCACTATGCCTGATCTACAGAAATTGCAGCAATACATGATCCTCGTCGATCAGTTGGTCGAGGTCGCCGAGAAGGAGGATATTGCGGAATGCGCCCGGCTGCTCGCGATGAACGTGGCGCATTATAAAAAGCGATACGGCGAGCTGCCCCTGGAAGATCAGCTGAGCATGAACCCTGCAGATGAGATAAACGATCAGCAGGCGGAATTGGTAATGGATGGCATGGAAACGCTAGCAGGCATGCTGGGAACCGTTATCGAAGGAATGGACCAAAAAGTTGAGCACTGATTCCGTGGAGGAAAATGTAAATGACTGGAATCCAATTTATCGAGAAAGATGGCAAACGAGAATATGCCATAGTGCCGATAGAGGTTTTCGAGCGTCTCATGGAGGCCGTGGGAGGTATTAACGATATTTTTCTCTATCATGCAACCAAAACCACTGGCAACGGAACCAATATCCCTCCTGAAGTAATGTCCGCAATAACGAATGGAATACATCCGATCAAAGCATGGCGCAAATATCGTAAATTGAATCTACAGGCTCTGGCAGATAAGGCGGGAATTAGCAAACCGATCTTGAGCCAGATAGAGGGGCGCAAACGAGCAGGAACAATAGCTGTGATATCCGCAATCGCGAAATCTTTAGATGTTCCGGTTGATCTGGTGGCAGAGCGAGAGGCAAATAAGAGTCTGTAAATAGTAATGCTTACTCAATCCTACCTAAGATTCGCTGCCGCTCAGGACATCATGACCGTCGACCACAAGCTCGAACTCGGCAAAGCCATATCGGAGATTGAGACCATCGCAATGATGTTGCCAGGTGTGGGCAAGCGTTCAGAGCTCAAGGTGATGCAAGAGGAAATTTACAAGCAGATTGATGCTGCGCGAAAGCACGCCGCTGCACTGGAAAAAGAGTTGATCAGCCTGAAGTATGAATACCCTGCGCAGCGGTTCGAAAGGATAAAGGGAGTGAAGCGGGGATAAGCATTGCTGGGATGTGACGTTATTATGTCGAGAAGGTTTCCACACAGGATTTAGGGTCATAAGGATGTGCTTGAGTTAACATGTTATTTTGAGTTGGCCTGAAAATTGCTATACATGCTATGCATCGAATCAGTTCAGTTTTACTTTTGTATATAATAAAATTATTATAAAATGTGCGCCGCTTTTTCCGTTTACGATTACATAAATCAGCAAGGAAAAAATGAATTTAGGGAATGGTCTTCCAAGCTCCAGAAAACACAACGAGCAAAACTGAACCAGTATATCGACAAGCTTAGGTTTTATGGAGAGAGTTTGTATCCTAACACACTGACGGATTCGGGTATTCCGGGTATTCTTAAAGTAAGAATTACTGCATCCAATGTTCAATTGCGACCTCTGTTGTGTAGAGGACCAATCAAATTTGGAGAGGAATATACGTTGCTTTTGGGAGCAAAAGAAGTCGGCAGCGAATGGAAACCAGAGGATGCACCATTAAAGGCAAAGCAGTGTAAAGACGCTATCGTGTCTAATCCCGAAATGAGGAGAATAGTTCATGAAAGAGTTCTTTAATCAATTGGCGCAAGATTTTGGTGATAAGGATTACGCCCATGCTTACATGGAGGCTCATACAATAAGCAGGATAGCAGCGCAAATCCATGCGATTCGCAAACAACGTGGTTGGTCTCAGCAAGAGCTCGCGGAGAAATCAGGAATTGCACAAGAGAGAATCAGCAAAATTGAGAGCGCCGACTTCACTTCATTAACTATGAAGACTCTACAAAAACTGTCGCGAGCTTTTGACGTGCATTTACATATTGCTTTCGAGTCCTTCAGTGAAGGAATCATGGATATTGCGAATCTGCATTCCGAAGAGCTTGAGGTTGCCAGTCGCCCAACTAATCTTGAGATGGCTTGTTCTTCGGCATGGCAACTCCAGCCAGAGGAAGCGACTAACAAAGCAACAACCAATACAATCATTGTTATGATGCTAGGTCCTGAAGCCGGCCATCATTATTGGCGCACCCCTAACATTCAGCACGCGTCTTCCAGCATCGGGGAATATATCCCCAATGCCCATATTTTAAAAAAGGCAAATTCAGCGAGGGAAATCTATGGCTGAAGTAGATCGATATTTATTTAGTCATAAAGAAGTGGTCACCGCTCTTATCAAAGAGCAGGGAATTCATGAGGGTATTTGGGGTCTTTTTATTGAATTCGGTCTTGGGGCGGCTAATATGGGTCCGAGCGAAGATCAACTGTATCCAACTGCTATCGTGCCGGTTCAAAAAGTTGGAGTTATGAGGGGTGAAAAATTATCTGCCCTTACCGTTGACGCGGCAGAAGTTAATCCACTCACATAGCACGTACATCCTTAGTCTTCAAAGCCCGCCCCGAGCGGGCTTTTTTATTCCTCTCCCCCGCCCTCATCCGAGGGTTGCTGCTCCCTTAAAAAAGCTGCGATACCAGCGATTTCGCGGCCGCTTTCACAACATCAGTCGTTAAATCCAGCCCCTTCTCGCGCGCGGTTTCCTTTATCCGCGCCCACATTGCTTCCCGCCTGATCTTATCCAGTATTTCGTGCCCTTCCCAGGTAAGTCGCCTTGCGTAACAAAATATCGTGCGCTCTCCGCTATTGCATTCGCCAACGATAAGCCCGCTTTCGATGAGCATCCGCATATGATACACGGCGGCCTCGGCATCGATTCCCACCGATGCAAATTCATCCGACGTAAGCTTGCTGGCTTCTGTCGGCAAGGCTTCCACCTTCAGCAGTATTTTCCGTATCACGTCCCAATCGCGTTGCATACGACGAATCCCCCAAAAGTCTGAATCGTAACATCCTCTGGCTGAACTACTGCGTACCCAAATTGTAACAGGAAAATACTAGCCACGCTATTGACTATTAATAATAGCCATGCTAGTATTCATCCACACTACAACAAACCGTAGCCGAACAAATGAAAGGCTCCATGTAAGGCGTAAGCGCAGTGGGGCAAAGACCGATTCAGGACAGATTTCACATAACCAGAAGGAACAACGATGAACGCACCGCAACCAGATTTCCGCGCTATGACTGCCGGGAGCATTGGAAAGAACATCCTCCAAGCATTGGTCACGGAGATAAAGCTGCTCCAGGACCCCTGGCCGAAGCTCTCCAAGGAAAAGCAGGATTTTGTCATTGACCGCCTACGCAACTGCGTAGAAACCAACGTGCGCATGGCCGTACATCTTCTCGCCAGCGAAGGCCGCACGGTAGTCGTCGGCGATCTCGCTCAGATAACCATCAAGGATGGCGTCAAGGCGGTGATCGAGTTCAACAGCAAGGCCGAGAATCTATCGGAGCTCTATGACTCGACCGGCAGCGCGGTGCTTGTGGTTGTTGCCGCTGCCGCGGCACATCTCGATGGTATGGATAAGGTTCAAGGTGAAGCGGACCAGCGCGCCATGGATCTCGGGCACGAGTATCAGGATAACGACGGTGGCGGAATGGAAAAGACCGTTGATGGCGAAGTGCTTGGACTGCCCTCACCCGATGACATCCCTCCATCGGACAAAGAACTGAAGGAAGCCTATGACGCCGGATATGAAGCTGCAGCCGATGGGATGGACAAGCAAAGCTGCCCAGTCATGCGCTCAGAACTCGTGGCCGAATGGATCAAGGGCTGGATGGAATATCACGAGGACAGCGCTTCCGAAGATTAAGTAGCACTACTCTCCGCCGTCGCGCCGGCGTTAAACAGGCCGTAGCAGTGAAAAGAAGTCCTAGCTGGAAACTTCGTTGCTTTGAGAAAGCTGGCAGATCGGAAAGACGGTCCCTAATTGCAGTAGTAAAGATGTTTGCGAAGGACCGCCGCCGTGAAAACGGTAGGACGCATGTTCGGGATGCAGCGGCTGTGATCCGAACCCTTTGACCGAGAGGACAGCAACGAACCTGGGATGTGTAGTCGGTTGCAGGTGACAAGCCGGGAAAGACCGGCACATAACAACAGGAGGCCCCATGGAATTTTTCATTTACTGCATCGCATTTTCACTTGTCGCATCAATAGCCGTTGGATTCTTTATCGAAGCAGGAGAGAGGGATGAGTGAGAAATTGGAAATATCAGATCACAGGATATTGGATATAGCACTAGCCAATGGGTTCAAGCTCAAAGAGCAACCGGATGGATCTATATCGCTACATCCGTATGTTTGGAAGTTTGCTCATGCTCTGATGAA